AGTCTCGCGATTGGAGTTCATTCGAACCCTTGCCTGACGGGAAGGCGGTCGGGAGAAGGCAGACAAGAGACCGCAGAGGCATGGGATGGCGCCGCGTCCCTTCTGGAAAGGGTACCTGAAACTATCGCTAGACGACAGCCGTTTCACGCCGTCTCAGTAAATATCACAACGCGCCTTGAGTCGCCCGCTTTCCGGGCCTTCCCGGCCATCGCCTATTGCGTCGCGTGGCACGCCGTCTCATATAATGTCACGCGCAGACATGGGCCCGAGTATGGGCCGGAGAGGGCGCCAGACATATGCGCAGGATCATCGGCAAGCTGACGGCTCTTGAGTTCGAACGGCTGAAGCGGAAGCGCAAGCCGGGCTTGGTGAGCGATGGCGGGCAGCTTTATTTCAAAGACGGGCAGTCCGGCATTTTTCGATATCTAGGCGACGACGGCAAGACGCACGATCACGGATTAGGCCCGCTGTTCGACCTTAGCCTCGTCGAAGTCAGAGAGCTTGCGGCTGCGGCAAGGAAGCTGCGGCTTGAAGGCAAAGACCCGATCCGATCCAAACGCGAGACGCGGGCCAAGATCATCACCTTCGATGAAGCCGCCAAGGCGCTTTTCACCGCGCTCCGTCCGGGCTGGCGCAGCGCTCGCCATGCCGCAGAATGGCAACGGTCGATCGCGAACCTTTCCGTGGCCTTCCTCGATATGGACGTGGCGGCCGTCGACACGGCCGCCGTCATGAGGGAGCTAGATCCTATCTGGCCGATTGCGCCCGAGGCCGCGAGCCGGCTGCGCGGGAGGATCGAGTCGATACTCGATTGGTCGAAAGTGCGCGGCCATCGGGACGGCGAGAATCCGGCGCGATGGCGCGGGCATCTCGATCACTTGCTACCGCCGCGATTGCGGGTGCGCCCGGTCGAACACCATGCGGCGTTGCCCTATGACGAGATCGGCGCCTTCATGGCGGACTTGCGAGGGCGCAAAGGCGTAGCGGCGATGGCGCTTGAGTTCGCGATTCTGACCGCGACGCGCTCCGGCGAGGTCTTGGGCGCGACGTGGCGAGAGGTCGATCGAAAGCTGTGGACAATTCCCGCCGGTCGGATGAAGGCGGCGACGGAACATCGAGTTCCGCTTTCCGATCGTGCGCTCGAAATATTGGCGGAAATGTCGGCGATCCGCGGCGGGCCGGATGATTGCGTTTTTCCGAGCCCGCGCGGCCGGCCTTTCCATCGGCACGCGATGCTCAAGGTACTGCAACGCATGGGCTGCACCGACCTGAGTGTCCACGGATTCCGCAGCACTTTCCGCGATTGGGCCGGCAACGAAACGCACTTTCCGCGCGAGGTCTGCGAGCAGGCGCTTGGTCATGTCATCGGCGAGCAAGCCTATCGCCGATCCGACGCGCTCGAAAAGCGCCGCCGCCTGATGGACGCTTGGTCGAGCTATTGCGATCGGCCGAGCGGCGAGCATGGCAAGGTGGTGCCGTTTGCCGCACGTTGATATGCAGCGCGCTTGAGCGGTGAGGCGAATTGCGATAGTGTACTGAGTGAACCGGGTCGTGCCCGGTGTGGTCCGTCCGCGCGCGCATCCGCGCGGTTCGGCGAAAAAGGAAAGAGCAGATGACGACGCAACAAATAGCGTCTGTCTCGCCTTTTCTTTTGGCGATTCCGACGCTCAACAAAAAGAGCAAACGGAATGAGCCTTACCGAGAAACCCGCCGGCCGCGACCATAAGCCACACACCGGGAACACACGCCGTTCTGAGCATCATGCGGAGTTGATCGCGCGGGTCGGCTGGCGCGTTGACGAGTGGGCCGAGGCGACCGGCACTTCCCGCGCAACCGTCTATCGTCGACTCGCCGACGGAAGCCTCAGGTCCCGTCAATATGGCGGCGTCACGCTGATCCTGGGCTTTGCCGGCGAAGGTCCGGCCGAGTCGTGATGCGTGGGCGCTTCAAAAGCGAAGAAGCCCGCGGCTGATAAGGCGCGCGAGCTTCCCGAAGCAGTTCTGCCTGGCGGGCTGAACGACTCGGACGCTACTCAACCCGAAGCCAATTATCAAGCCGGTGGGTCCGCTCTTTCGGCGGTGCTGGACGCCGCGCGGGCCGGCGAGAGCGCGCTTGTCCGATACGACGCGGCGCGGCGCGCGCTTGCCGAAGCCCGCACCGTTGATGAGGTCAAGACGATCCGCAACAAGGCCGCCGCCATGGCGGAATATGCCCGCCGGGCCAAAGATACCGCCCTCATTGACGACGCCACCGCGATCAAGCTCGATGCTGAGCGCCGTCTCGGCGAAATGATCAACGAGCAGAAAGAGACGGTCGGGCTCGCGACCGGAGCGGCTGGCATCGGGCGATCGGCAAGTGCGGTTCCTGAAAAGTACCGCACTCAACCGCCGACGCTCGCCGAGGCTGGCATCGGCAAGAAGCTCTCGGCGCACGCTCAAAAACTGGCAGCGCTCGCGCCCGCCGAGTTCGAGGCGCGCAAGGCCGCCGCCAAGAAAGAGGCGCGGGCCAGCGTCGAGTCGCCGCGGGCCGAGCGCTTCGCCGCGAAAAAAGAACGCCGAGCTGAGCGCGAAGCCGAGCTTGGCAAACGACAGGCTGCGCTGCCGGACAAGCGCTATGGCGTCATTTATGCCGATCCGGCGTGGAAATTTAAGGTCTACGCCGAGACGGCGTCGGGCATGAACCGATGCGCCGACAACCATTATCCGACCATGACCCTCGATGCCATCAAAGCAGTCGATGTCCCGTCGATCTCGGCGGATGACTGTGTCCTGTTCTTGTGGACGACGGTTCCGCACCTGCCGCAGGCGCTTGAAGTAATGGCGGCTTGGGACTTCACCTATGTGAGCGCGTTCGGCTGGGTCAAGAACAAGGCGGGCACCGGCTATTGGATCCGCAACAATCTTGAACTGCTGTTGATCGGCAAGCGCGGCAAGATCCCGTGTCCCGCTCCGGGCGATCAGTTCGATTCCGTGATCGAGGCTCCGGTCGGCAGGCACAGCGCCAAGCCGCTCGTGTTCCGCTCGATGATCGAGACGATGTTCCCGAGCCTGCCGAAGATCGAAATGTTCGCGCGCGGCGCCCCGATCGATGGCTGGCATCGACACGGCAATGAGACGACGACATGACGGCTCGCTCGCCGACGCCCGACACGATCATGGCGCACGCATTTTTGCGCGCTTTGCTCGCCTGGTGCGCCCGCCAGACCCGCTCGGGCCCGGTCGCGATCCCGACCGGCGCTGTTGATCCGGTCGAGCTGCGGCAGGTGCTCGTTGCCCTGGTCTGCGCTCAAGGCCAGCGAGGCCGGTCATGACCGAGCCGACCGAGGTCCGCCGCCGGCTGCTCGCCGCGGGCTACAGCCCAGTGCCATGCGTCGGCAAGACTCCTGTTTTGAAAGGCTGGCAAACGATCATCGAGCCGACCGCTCGCGAGATCGAGTGGTGGTCTAGGACGAGCCCGGCGGCGACGAACACAGGCATACTGACGAGGCTCACGCCGACCCTCGACATCGACATTCTCGATCCCGAAGCGGCGAAGGCGGTCGAGGCGCTGGCGCGCGAGCGTTTCGAGGAACGCGGCGATGTGCTCCCGCGCTTTGGCAAGCCGCCGAAGCGGTGCATCCCGTTCCGCACAGAAACGCCGTTTCCGAAGATCGTCGTCAATTTCGACAGGCCCGACGGCGCCGGCGAAAAGCTCGAATTGCTCTGCGACGGCCAACAATTCATCGCCGACGGCGTCCATCCAGACACCGGCAAGCCCTACTCGTGGCCCGACGGCGCGCCCGGCGAGATCAAGCACGAGGACCTTCCCTACATCAGCGCCGAGGACGCTCAGGCGCTCATCGACGACGCCGCTAAGCTCCTCGTTGAGAAATTCCAATATCGTCTCAGGCCGGCGAAAACGCGCAAGGAGAACGGCAACGGCGGCGACGGCGAGCCTTGGAGCTTCGCGCCCGACGACCTGATGGACCACGACAAGCTCGCAGCGCTCGCCATGAAGCTGGCTGTGAGCGGCATGGGCGCGGGTGCGACGGTCAACTTCCTGCGCGCGGCAGTCGCCGGCCTCGCCAACGTCGACGAGGAGCGACGCCAGCGCCGGCTCAAAGAAATTCCGGGCATGGTGTCAAGCGCGGAGGCGAGGATCGAGCAGGAACGTCGGCCGTCGGTCGAACCGAAGCCGCTCGATGAGGTCGTCAACACTTTCCGCGAGTGGCTGGCGCTTAAAGACGAGAGCCCTGTCTATATCACCCTTGGCGCCGTCGCCGCTAACCTGCTCAAAGGCGACCCTGTATGGCTTGGGCTGATCGCGCCTCCATCTTCGGCCAAGACGGAGCTTCTCAACTCGCTTGGTCTTCTCCGCTTCGTCAAGGTCGTCGAGACCTTCACTCCGCCCGCGCTGCTCTCGGGATCATCGAAGAAAGACCGGGCGAAGTACGCCACCGGCGGCGTCCTGCGCGAGATCGGCGACTTTGGAATCCTTCTGTTCAAGGACTTCGGCAGCCTCCTTGAACTCCGGTTCGAGCAGCGGGCCGACATGATGGCCTCCCTGCGCCGGATCTACGATGGCGAATATACCCGAGTGGTCGGCGCCGAGGGCGGCAAGACGCTCACGTGGCGCGGCAAGGCCGGCGCGATCTTCGGCGGCACACAGGCTTACGACAGTCACCATGCAGTCAGCGGAACACTGGGCGACCGGTTCCTGCTCTTTCGGGTCGAGACGATGGCGGACGAGCAATTGTCCAAGTGCCGTCTGCAAACCGGAGACAACGCGAGGTTGATGCGCCAAGCGCTCGCCAGGGCCGCCGCGGGCGTGTTCGCCGCCCTGCCCGACCCGCTCCCTGAACGCACAAACATGACCGACGCCGAGTATAAGTCGCTCTCGAACGTGATCCTCAAGGTCATTCGCCTGCGCGCCGGCGTCGTTCGCGACGGCTATCGGCGCGAGATCGAAGCCGTGCACGATCCTGAAGGACCTGCCCGCCTCTCGATCGCGTTGCAGCAGTTGTTCTCCGGGCTCGTCCTCGTCGGCGTCCCGCGCACAGAGGCGGCGTCCCTCGTCGAACGCGTCGCCTACGACAGCGCGCCGCAGCAACGCCTCAGAGCCCTGAACGCGTTGACTGACGACTGGCAGACGACGCGCGATGTCGCCGCCAAGATCAGCCTGCCCACGGGCACCGCCCGGCGCGTCCTCGAAGACCTCGCCGCTCCAGGGCCTTGCGCTCCTCGCGGACGCCGAGGATGACGGCCAGCCCGCGACCGGTGCTCATCGATGGAAGCGCGCGACGTGACTGCAACCATATCCGGCAAAACCGCAACGCGCGGGTCCAGCGCCGGAAAATCCCGCGCCACCGTACCCGAAATATACACAACATGGTATCTGGAGGGCCTTAAACACTGTTATTATTATAGAAATAACCCACAAGAAGATATTTCGGGAACGGTTTTAGGGCGCAGAAACCGAAAGCTGCCCGCGGGCGTAATGGAAAAGGAGAAACAGCATGACAATAGATGAGCAAACCGCTTTCGACGAATACTCGCGTGCTGTCGCCGAGGGCTCGCGCCTTCTGCCGGCGTGGTTCGTCCCGCGCATGATGGACGATGAGTGGTTCTTTGGCCTGATCCTGACGACCGGACAGATGCTCGCCATCACCCACATTGACGATGTTCGTCAGGCGGCTGACGGGACAATTTGGCTCGATGTGAACATGGCCGCCAAGGACGACGGCAAAAGCCTCTTTGGCGAGAAGTGGGACGGGCAAATCATGTTCTCGCCGACGACGCGCTTGCGCGCCAGCGTCAATGCCGCGCACGTGGTTTGCGCCGTCGAGCTCGCGGACACATGAAGCGATGACCGACGCAAGCGACCTGAAAGGAGTTACAGCATGAAGACGGTCGTAGTCGATCCAGAGTCCGAGGAGCTTGTGCGCCTCATCGGGCTCGCTGCCGTGAACGACGCGCTCGACATGCTGGCGCTGACGGTCGACGAGGCGCGCGAGGTCCGGGCGATCATCAGCCATCCTCGGCGGTGGCGGCCTCGCCTGCGATACGCGGCCGAGATCATGGCGTGGCGGAAGTCCGTCGCCGGCCGCCGGATCACCGAGGACGACATACCGTTTTGAACGCGCCACCCGGCGCATGAAGGAGAGTGAATGAGCGACGTACAACCGGGCCAGCGCTTCGGCGCGTGGTGCGCGGTGAAGGCGGACCCGACCGGGCGAAAGATCACCGTGGTTTGCGTGTGCGGTCTTGTCGCTCAGATCGCGCGCGAGGTGCTGGAGTCCGGCGAGAACCTAGGTTGCGGTTGCCGTTCGACGCCAAGGCAAAGATCGGTCGTGTCATCGTCGAGCGACGCCTTCGCGAGAGACATCGCCTTGCTCGAACAGCACGGCCGCGTGCGACCGAAGTACGCGGACTCGATGATCGTCCAGCGGATCATCGTGAAGCGGAGCGGGAAATATAAGTGACCGCGCCATGTCGGCGCTGAAAGGAAGCGAAAATGAGCGCCAATATCGTGAACGAGTATTTCGCCCTCTTCAACCAAGGCGCGGTCTTCGAAGATCAGAGGCTCGCCCGGCTGCGCGAGCGGATGACCGACGCTGATATCCGGCGGACCGTCGCCATGCTCAAGCTTCCTGTCGTCGATGCGAATCGACCGCAGTTCGACGAGAACGCCGCCGATCACGCCTCGAAGCTGCGCCACTTGGGCCGAATGCGGAGTGCGACGAAGCCGAAGCGGCGTTAGCGGACCGCCTTCGCCGATCCAGCGGGGCAAAAATGACACCCGAGCCAAAAGAGGGCCGCTGGCGTGGCTCCTGATCGATCCTAGGGCCATCCGCCAAAGCAGAAGGAGCCATGCGCGAGCTTCGGGTCCTCGGAAGGCACCCTCCGACGTGGTAGACACGGAGTCCGATCCCGCGCCTGTCTCTGACGCCGGCCGGCGCTACGCAAATTCAACATTCTGTGCTAAGGCTGGCCAGTGTGCGGAAATTTTCCATAGTGGCGCTCGCGCCGCTTTAGGTCCCGCATGCGGCAAGATATCAAAACGAAGGCGGCTTTTGCCCGCGAGGTTGGCGTGACGCGCTCCCGCGTTTCCCAATGGATCGCGGAGGGCAAGCTTACCGGCGAGGCGCTGGTCGTCGTCGGGCAGACCGAGCGGATCGCCGCCGACGTCGCTCACCGCCAGCTTGGCCGTCATGTCGTCAGCGGTTCGGCTCGGGGCGACACGGTCGAGGCGATCCAGCGTCAACGCCTGGCGGCGCTTGAGCTGGCCAACGAGCGGACCAGGGCGGCGGCGCTGGCGGATGCCGGCCGTTACGTCGAGGCGGACGCCGCGCGTCGGGAAATGGGCGCGATCGCGTCCCGTCTGACCGCGGCGTTTGACAGCGCAGTGCTCGATATGGCTGAGGCCATTGCGGCGGGGTCGACCCTATCCTCGCGCGACGCCTTGCACCTGCTACGCACCGCCTGGCTGTCTTCACGTGCTCGCCTGGCCGAAACGTTCGGGGGCAATGGGGCGACAGCCAAATGACCATCGCCCACAAAGCGCCTCAGCCAGCCAGACCTAGCCTCGTCATGCCGGATCTCACCGGACCGGGCTCTACCAGACCGCGCCTGTCCGATCATGTGGAGGTCCGGGGCCTGACCGTCAATGCTCGCACCCTCGCTGATGAGGCAATTTGCACCGCTTTGCGACCTGGCCCGCCGGTCGACTATTTACGCTTTGCGGAGGATAATATCGTTTTCCCGCCAGGCGAGCCGAGACCGGGACCCTATGACCGGCGGAGTTTTAAGTATTTCGATGCAATTTTGCAAGCATTGTCACCGTCAGACCCGTGCCGGATCGTAACGCTGTGCGCGTCGGCCCAGATCGGCAAGACCATCCTCGGCAACGTGTTTGCTCTGGGCAGTGTCGTCATGGGCCGCGGCACGGCGATGATCGTACATCCGAGTATTGAGAATGCGGCTAGATGGTCCCGCATGAAATTGTCGCCGATGATGCATAGTATTCCGGCCGTCAACGCACTGTTTCCGCAGCGCCAGCGCGCCGCGGCCGATGCAATACTTTACAAGGAAAGAATAGACGGTCTCGGAAAACTGCTGATCTCGGGAGCCAATAGCGCCGCGAGCCTATCGCAAGTAACAGCGCCTTATATACTTGAGGACGATCTGGCGAAATGGGAGCAAAACAGCGCCGGCGATCCCGAGCTGCAAGCCGACAGCCGCGCTCGCGCGCATAGCTTCGGCAAGATATTTAAGATCAGCACGCCGCTGACATTGCCGGGCTGCAAGATCACCCGCAATTTCGAGGCCGGATCGCGTGAAATGCCCTATATCGGGTGCGTCCATTGCGGCCACCGGCATGTCTTGCTGTGGGAAAATTTCCATTTCGAGCAGATCGACAATCCTTATTTCGTCTGTCCGAGCTGCGGCGGAGTATTGGAGCAACGCCACCGCCAACAAATGCTCGACGGCTTCCAATGGATCGCGGAAAATCCTTCCGCCGCCCGGACGCATCGATCGTTTTGGCTTTGGAGCTGCTACTCGGTCCTGCAAGATTGGAGCCTGATCGCCGCCGAATGGCAGCGGGCGCAGGGCGACAGCGCGGGCGAGCAAACGTTCTGGACCGACACGCTGGGCAAAGCATACCAGCCCGAGGGCGATGGTAGGCCGCCCTCCGAGCTTGCCGCCAGGGCCAGCAAGAGCCACTACGCCCGCGGCGTAGTGCCCGAGGGCGCGTTGATCCTCTGCTGCGGCGTCGACGTTCAAATCGATCGGGTCGAATATCAGATCGTCGGCTTCGGCGAGCATTATCGCAAGTATGTCGTCGACGTTGGCGTGATCGGCAAGCATATTTCGGAGCCGGACTGTCAGCGCAATCTCGATCTTCTCGTCCAGCGCCGCTGGCCAAATTTCCGCGGCCGGCCGGTCGGAATCAGCATGACCGCGGTCGACGCTGGATTTAGTTGCGACGACGTTCTGCGCTTCGTCCATCGCCACCCGCCGCAGACCATGATCGCCGTTCGCGGAGTGCCGGGCGACGCCGCGCCGTTGCTTAAGAAAGTGCAGGACAGGAACGAAAGGACCGGAACGCCGCTGAAATTCAATAGCTGGTTCCGTCACGCTGGCATCTATGGCTTCAAGGCGAGCTTATACCGCGATTTGGCGAAGGATGACCCGAAAGAGAAAGGCTATATCAGCTTTCCCAACAATTTGCCTTTCGACTATTATGAGCAGCTGGTTTGCGAGCGCCGTGTGACCTACAAGCACATGGGAATTTCTAAGGTTCGCTGGGAAAAGCCCGATCGGGCGGCCAATGAAATGCACGATACTATGATCTATGCAATGGCGGCGGCGGTCAGATTTCAGGTCAATTGGATCAGTGATCAAGGCTGGGCCGAGCTGCGCACGCGATACGAGGGCCCGGGGCCGCCGCCGCCTCCGATGGAGCCGCGGAGCCTGGCGTCGCAGCTTGCTCATAGCGGCATGGGCGCGCCTGCCAAAAAGCCGACCGTTGCATGGGTGAAATTGGAAATGAGTGAGATCGTTGGTCCGAACATTCGGTTGTGGGACAGCGTCATTTTCGACGCGAACGGCGGCTTGCCGGTGGCGATAGTTCAGGTCGCCGACAATAGATGCCCGATAGTCTTGGAGATCGACGGCTGCGAGTGCAATCTGACCGTCGACGTTGCCGGGTATATTGCGCGGCAGGCGGCGAGTCTTTTGCGCGCCATAGACGACGCCGAGCGGGCGAAGGTAAAGCCGGAGGCAAAGGAATACATCAGGTTTGAGTGTGATGATACGGACGCCGGTCCGGTGCTGTTCGTGGCGTCGGCAATCGAGGCGTTCCCGCATTGTCGAATCATCTGGGGCGATGTTGTCGTCGAGCCGCCGCCCGCAAAGCGCACTGAATTCTTGGGCGCTCTCGAACGCATGGACGAGATTGTCCGCGCGCTCGGCCCTGGGTTCGGCGTCCCGACGGGAAAGCGATCGCTCGCCTCGCAGCTTGCGAATAGTAGCATGGGCAAGCCGCCGAAGGTCCATTACTCATCTGAATTCGGGCGGCCGGACCGGCGCGACGCGCCGCCGCCGCCGTCCATGAGTCTCAGCGATCGATATCGTATGAAAGATTATCGCGACTGGCGGCCGCCTTGGTGGGTGTGAGGCGCCGTCGTCATGGCTCTCCCGCTCCGTCTGCCGGCAGACGTCGACCGTGTCGACCTTGAGGCCAAGATCACTGAGCTTGAGGCAGGCCAGGACAGGCTTCTCCGGATGCTGTTCCTAATCAACGAGCGGCTGAGCGAGGCCGAGAGCCGCCTTCCGCCTCCGCGGTTCACGGTCCCGACGGGCTGGATTCCGATCAAGTGGGCCTCGGCCGACTGCGGCTATGCCGAGCCGACGCTGTACCGCTGGGCGAGGCGTGGCAGGATCGTAAGCGTGAAGATCGGCGGGCATGTCGTCGTCGATCCGAAGAGCCTTCCGAAGCGGAGATAGAAAGATCGTTGGCTTTATTCGCCGCGGCGTGGTTCGCATGCGGCCATGCGCAGGTTTTCGCCGTTTCAGCCGTTCACCGAGGCCGCCTCGATCGCCAATTTAGAGCGCCGGGTGCGAATGCAGCGTGACGCCTTGGCGCAGGCCGAGCGTGATCTTGCCGCAGCTCAAGATCGTGAAGACGACGAGGACATCGAGGAGGGCTCACCCGGCGCGGTCGCGGATCCGGCGCGTCTCGCGCGGCTCGTCGTCGCCGCCGACGAAAAACGCCGCGGGCTGCGCGCGATCGAGCCGACAAACGTGCGCGTCCCGACAGTGCGCGTCACCGCGGACGAGGTGCTGGCCGCCGCGGCCAAGGCTGACAAATTAGGTAGGAAGCCATGACCACGATCAGCTACAGCTTGCCGAACACGACGTTCGTCCGGCCTACCGACGAGCAATTTCACGCGCTCTATGAGATCGCCGTGAAGGCGGTGGACGTCGTCGCCTACGCCGGCAGAACGCGAGGCTTCGAAGGAATGTTCAGGCGCGATCTGCGTCGGAAGCCTGTGGCGTCGAGAGCCCGACGAGGGCAGATATTACCACTCGCTCGTCGATGCAGTGAACGAGCTCCTCGCCCTGCGCTTCGGCGCTGATGAGGTCGAGGGCGCTGCGCTCCTGTGCGCCATTCTGGCTCATGGTGACATTGCCTATCGCCTCTCTGACGAGCGCTATGGCCAGCTCCTCACGGTGGGATTGAGCACGACGACCGGCAAGCCCTGCCGCCAGCCTAACGCTTGGCATGACGTGCTCGATACCGGGAAGCCGATGGCGCCATTGCCGCCGCGCGGTCTCGTCACCCGCGTTTCCGATCGGCCGATTCCGCAGGTCAAGGTCTACCAGGAGGATCGCGCCGGCGTCATGCAGCTGGTCGGTGACGATCAGCCTCTGAGGTGGAGTCGATAGCAGGTCGCGGGCCTCGGTTTATGCTCATTTTCTGGGGCCCGCGTTTCCCGGCGTGATCCTTCCACGTCGGGCTTGGTCGGCGGACGGTTTAGGCATGCGGCCATGGCCGTCCGCCGCCTTCTCGTAGGTGACGAATGCAAGGCTACCGCTTATCTCCCGCCAAGCCTCGCCAGCGGCCTTGCGATCGTTCGGGCAGGGTGAGCCTCATCCCGTCGCGGCAGGCCTCTCCTTGGTCAGCTGTGGGCCGGGGCGCGGCCAATGTGGCGCGCATGATCGACGAAGCGCGCGATCGGCGTCAAAACGAGACCATCCGATAGGTGAGCCATGGACCCGACCATCCAGCAAGTCGCGACGCAATTGGGCCTGACCGTTTTGCAAGTGATCACGCTCATGGCCAATCCGGCTTTCCCTGCTCCGTCGAGCGGGAACGGTCTTAGCGCCAGCTGGGCAGCTGGCCCGATCAACGCCTTCGCCTCCACCTGGGCAAGTGTCCTTGCAAACGGATGGCGCGCGCCGACCAGCATCATGGGCACGGCGCCGCTCGTGCTCTGGGCGTCGACCACGCCGGGCAAATATTACGGTGGCGCGGCCGGAGTGCCGGGCGCGGATCAATTGTGGGACGATTTTCCGTAGCCCTGACTTGAGGTAGTCTATTTGGCTCCTCTAACAGGGACGCTTGGCATGACCACAACGGATCAAGCTTCAGCCGAAAAAACATACCGCGCCATTGGCCGTTTCGTGTTTGAATTTTCGCAGGTGGAATACGCCATCCGGTACCACTTGGCTGAAGAGATTGAGCTGGACGAAGAACATTTTTCAGCTATTGTTGAGAGTTATGACGCAGGATTGCTATGCACGGTCGCGATAGAAGTTTTCAAAAACTCGCGGGAACAAAACAATGCTGCCCGCATCCAAGAACTCATAAATAATTTCCGCGATCTCACCAACATTAGGAACCGCGTCGCACATGGACTCTGGATGCCGGTTCGAGAGGGCGGGACGGTGCATCATGTGCCGCGCGGCAACCTGAAACCGAAGACATCAGCAAATCAAGCTGACGCACTCGAAAAGCTTGCAGACGAAGCTTGCAGGCTTCGCGCCGACCTAGAAAGCGCGTTGGAGCCGTTTGGAAAAGATGACCCGAGCGAACCTTTCTCACAGTCAAGGCAGCGCCTGAGGTGAAGTGCTCCCGCGCGGGGCAGGCTTGAGCACCGTTTCGCAAACGGCCTCCGCCTGGCGGACTTATGTGGGCGCAAGTGTGGGCGAAGCGATCGCTGCTTTTGGAAAGCTAAGCAATAACAAATGGTTTTCTGGCGTGGGTACCTGAAACTCTCGCTGGTCACCTGCCCGGTGGCGATGACGCCTGCGACGAGCGAAACGGAGAAGGTCCGCTTTCATACCCTCAATCGCCGGACGGGCAACCGTGTCGTCAGCCGATAT